GCGCCGGGCAGAACCACAACGTTCGGCTGCGACCCCATTGTCACCATGATAGGATCTGTAGCCTCACCAAGCGGCGTGCGGAGCATGATATACTTGGCACCGCCAGACCAATCGAGGTCATGATCGACAAACAGCCGGTTCTCACTGACCGCAATAACCAGCCCGCTGTCGCCCCATTTCGGAACATTATGCGAGATGCCGATCCGGTCGCCCATCTGAAGCAGCAGACCTTCAAGCTCAGTGTCGAACGATATGGTCTTGCGCTGCTTCCGGGTGCGCTGCCACGTCAGGCGGGCATACTGCTGCGCGTGCGTCGCGTCGGTCACACCCTCCAGCAGGAACCTGTCCGGCTGATCCGCGTCAGCCGGGAAGATGGAGTAAACCTGACGGAAATCCTTCGGGTCCAGATACTCCACCTCAACACCGTCAGCCGCGCCCTCCTCATCAAATGAGTAGTTGACCGTCATGCTGCCGCTTACGATGTTGGCGTCCGTGAACATCATGGACCTAACAGGCTTAACGCCGTCCTGCGCGACACTCATCATGGAGCCGAGTGGGAGAGGTTCAGCCGCGAACGGGATCGTGATGGTCCGCAAAGCCTCCCATACAGTTGTGCGCTCGCGGAAGACATGATTGAACTTGTAGCCCGACCACTTTGACCGAAGGTTAGTTAGAGTATCGACGTCAAGCTCAGAACGCCCACGCGCGGCACCGTAGATCGTGTTCAGGTAAACGTCTGCAAATGCATCAGCCGCATTGTCAGAAGTCACCTCATCGCCACCCCTCGGCGGGGAAAGCAATCGTGTAGCCTTTACGCGGAGGCGCACAGATGCGTCTTGCCCAAGACCCTGAGACGCCTTTATGCGGCATGCGAGCAGCGTGACATCTCCGTACACAGCCGCAGCCGTGTAGTCAGCGTAGAGCTTCAGCCCGGCCCATATGAAACGATCAGTCCCGTTTTTGGCATTCGGAGCAGCGGTGATCCGGGTCACCTTCACAGCCCACCGGGCTGACTTCGGCGCAGTCACCATGTAGGACCGCCGGAGAGGGGCAGTTATAGCGGTCTTGTTCTTTTCATATGAATTGGCAATCCTGATGGTGGTAGTTTCAGGCCCGCTTATCATTGCACCACTGACGGTTGACGCATCTACAACAACGCTTCTGACGGCGCCCACCTGAACGTCAGCATCGTTGACTTCGATATAGTCTACCCGGAACTGGATATAGCGACCCTTGAGATCCCCATCATTATTGTCGGGATCAAAGCACCCGCCAGGGAACACGATATCCAGCTGAAACTTGGAACCCTTCATTCCCGGCTTGCAAGTTGTGAAGTACCCAGCTGTGTCGTTTGCCTCGGCGAACTCCTGGTTCGAAACTTCAGGTGATGTGACAACGTTCTCATGGAAGCCGCCGCCCATCGCAACAGATATCGAACCCATCTGCGACCTATGCTGTGCCGGGCGGAAGGCGTTCCACTGGACAACACCAGCATCAATAGTCTGTGTCCTCGTATCTCCGACATAAACATCGGTAACTTTGATGTCACCCTGCCCCACGCACATCACGAAATCCAGATACTGGACGCCGTTGTAAGGCTGACCCCATGAACTCTGGTCCCACATGTACCAAGTGTATGGCTGCGAGATGTAGTCCGGTGATGTCAGCACTGTGCCGTATACGACCGGGATGGCGCCGCCAACACGCGCAGCGTTCTGGTCGGACGCGATGTCAAATGTCGAAACCCTGCCGCCAGTCTGCTTGCTGCTTTCCTTCGGCATGAAGGCTCGCATAGCAAAATAGCTTGCCGCCGCGAGGACGGCGCTGATCAACAAACTGACGCCAAGCGTGGTAAGTGAAACAGGTTCAGCCGGCATCAGGGCGATGATGGCGACATCATCATCCGTGACCTCGTAGTCGAGATCGTCAAGCGGCTTCTCGGTCCCGTTCACATAGAAGCGAATAGGCATGCCGAAGCCGTCTGGGTATTCGCTCTGTAACCAGTCGATCACAGGTGTGCCAGCATCGAGCGGGTAGATCTCCCGCGTGTGCGGTGTCAGTGGGTTTCGCAGGAGTACTAGGGCTGCCATCGATAGAACTCCGTATGAGGATACAGCATCACGAAGCGCGGCATGGGGTGCCACGTCGACCCAAACGTCCGCGAGGCATGCAAAACGCCGCCGGAAAACACGACCCCGACATGGTGAGGACGCCTGTTACTACCCACGACCGCAATGTCGAGGTCCACAGGCTCTGAAATACGGCAGGAGCGGCCGCCGTCCACCTCGCCAGCAACAGCCGCAGAGATAGCCCTTGAAGCCGCCAGCGGGCCAGACGCGGCCTGATACCAGTCAGGCAGATTGACGCCGAGGATCGACCTGTAGACCTCCGCAACGAGGCCGTAACAGTCGAATGCGTCTGGCCCGCGAGCACCTTCGCGATAGGGAAGCCCGATGTAGTGATCCAAGTTCATCGCCGTAGACCCGGAAATTCATCATATCGGTAGATGTTGAACGGAAAGGCACGGTTCAGCACGTCTGCCCTGGTGGCCGTGGCGGATACCGATTCCCGCGTCATCTGGGCGCCAGTGACCACCAGCGTAAGCGGGGGATCATTCTGCGGCAGCGTACCTTCACTGTCGATGTAGACCCGGTAGGTGCAGCGTATTGCCTCGCCAGGGTCAGCTATCGCAGCCTCGAGCGGGTCGACGAGTTCACGCCCGATATTGGCAATTGTGAGAGACATGTCCTGCTGCCCCTTGCCGTCGATGGCCGGCAGCACAATCTTGAACGGCACGGGGATGAAGGTGACCTGGTTGCGCGTTTCCAAAAGAAACCGCCAAGGCTTCGTGTCGCTCGTCAGGTAGTAGGTCTGAGCGAACTTGCTGTGAGCAAAAGACAAGGTATCGACATACCTTTGCGTTGTCGGCGCAGATGCGTAAATGCTCTTCAACTGATTGGATATCGCCATTACCGCGCTCCCCAGCTACCGGCTGCAAGCCACGCGGCGTAGGCCACCAAGACAAACAGCAACGGCATCTTGAAGAACCCAACCGCGCGGCCGAGACGGTAGAACACCCGGTTCACACTTGTATCCCTCACCGTCCTGCCCTCCGCAAACCGTAGCCTGCCTCCAGACCCTTGGAGATAGGTGACCCGCCACGCGCCATACGGGCGGCGAGTTCCTTCTCTACAACGTCGATATTGATGCTGCCGTCTGCACCCCGCTGTGCGCTGACCTTGGCCCCGGTGTAGTTGTTGATGCGGACGTTGACGGGCGAACCCTCGACCCCGAGCCGGCCGTTGCGCCGGGTCAACGGCATGATCGCTTCCGGCCCGGCTTCGCCCATGAGGCCGGTCTTGCCTCCCGCCATCGGGAAAGCCATAGGGGAGGACACCACGCCCCCGTTCGCGAACGCCTTGATCTCGCGGCCGCCGCCGAATGCGCCGCCGTTTGCGTAAACCCCGCCGAACCGCTGCATCAATGCGCCGAACGCTCCACCAGTCCCGCCAAGCGCCGTCTGGATCGCATAGAGGATCGTCGCCTTCACGATCATGGCGGTGATCTCTTTCAGGAATGAGACTGCGAACTGCTTGAAGGCATCCTCGGCAGACCGGGTGCCTTCGACGAAGGCCATGAAGGCATCGGTGATGCCGCTTGCGAGATCCTCCTGAATGGACTTACCAATGTCCCGGATCTGTTCATAGAATGCATTCAGCGGCTCAGATGTCGATTGAACGGCCTTCGACATCTCATCCCACTTTTCCTTGAACTGAAGCTCATCGATCTTCTTCTGAAGGTTTTCGATGTAAGCCGTCGCCTGATCGCGCTGCTCAGGAGACATCTGGGCATTGAAGCGTTCGAACTGCGCCGTCGCCTCGGAAAGCTCAAAGTTAGCTTTTTCAAGAGGGGTCGTCCCGCGTTCGATGGTTCGGACCCACTGGTTATACTCGGAAGCAGCCTTTGCCGCGGCTGCAGAAGCCTCCCGCATACGTCGAGAAGCTTCCCGTTCAGCATCCCGCTGGGCGGCTTCGGCTGCCCGCGCAGCTTCTTCGATATCTTCAAGCTGCTGCCGAACCCTATCGTTACCCTCATAATTGTTAAAGGTATTGGCAGCAGTATACGGCGTGAACGAAAATCCAGAGGCAAGGTTTCGGGTACTGATCTTCGCCAGCGCGTCGAACTTCTCCTTCATCTTGTCGAAGAGCGGAATGGCCTCATCAGCAGAATCAATATTGGCCTGGAGCCATTTGTTGTATTCAGCAAGAGCGGCGGCCGCTCCATCGACGTCCGACTCAGCCAGCGCCGCCCCGAAGTCTTTCACCGGGCCGACCAACGCCTTCGCAGCTTCTTCGGTCAGACCGAAGTTTAGCTGCATCTTCTCGACTTCCTTTTCGAACTCGTTCATAGGCTCAATCAACTGGCCTATAACAGTCGTGCGAAGATCAAAGTTCTTGAAGCCGTCGGCGATGATAGAAAACGTACTGGCCGTGCCAAGCGCCATACCGTTCAACTCAGAAAGCGCCTTCGCATCTGCCTGGAGGGTGCTTGCTATATCCGCAGCAGCCAATCGCTCCTTGGTTTCGGCAATACCGCGAATGACCTCGCCATATTTCCCATACTCTTCGCTCAGATCCTCAACACTTTTCCGCGTAGTCTCCTGCGCGTCGGCCAGAGCCTTCGTGGATTCCTCCAATTCTGCGGAGGTGTCCCTGACCTGCGCGAGGCTGGTAATGAATGGCCCGAATATGGCTACGCCCGCACCGATTGCCGCGCCCAACACGCCGAAACCGGCAAGCAACTGAGGAAGCTGCTGGCCGAGGGCGCGAGATACATCCACGCCGCCCTGAAGCTGAACTGCGAAGTCGGCAACCTGATAGCTGGCATTCTGGATCGACTGCCCAGCGGAGCCGAATGCACGGCCGGTACGGTTGACCGCAGTCGACGCACCGCCGAAGTCCTTTTGCATCTTGGAGAGCTGATCATTTGCCGTCTTCAACTGAACGGTCAGAGAGGCTATGTCCTTCGCCGCCGCATCACTGTTGAAAATAAGATCGTATTGAATTGCCGTCTTATCGACCATTGCTGGCTCCTGCCTTGCGCTCTTTTTCAGCCCGCCTCGCCGCCCGCTTGCGCTTCCGCATCTGGTAGCCGCGGCGGGTCTTGAGTGAAGATGCAAATTCCCCGCGAGCCGAAATCATGATGACCGGCGTCATGTACTTGAACGCCATAAGCTGTTTCTTGCCTGACCTGTAAGTGAACCTGATGGAAGCCTTCTGGCCCCATTTAGCCAGCAGAGAACTTGCAATCTCCAGGAAGATGCCGTTGACGTTGTAATTCGGTGCCTCCAGCGTCGAGGCGTATTCGACCGCTGACCAAATCTCAATTATCTCGCCCGAGCGCAGTGGAGAGAACGACTGAATCTTCTGGAGCGAAGACAGCGAACGGATCTTGCCGTTCAAGGTAAAGCGCAGGCTGTTGCGGTACGACCCCGTAATGACGGGCGCCCGGCGGAAGAACGCCGCAGTGAATTCCG